CCTGTACGCCGCTATTCGTTCCGCCACCCTTCCAAGTGCTGCTTCCAGACTGTGAGTCACGCCAAGACATTATCGTTCTCCCATGCTTGAGAATTTCACATCATCAATTCCGCGCGCAAACTGCCATTGGCTGTTAGCCGGAATGCTGATCCGCGCCCGATGATACCGGCCATTGACCCGCGCATCACATACGCCATAGGCATTCGCCGGAACTGAGACCCCATACGTCACCGACTGGCTGAGGCTGTTGCGCTTACCGACAACCATAGACGGCACAACGTCCTGACCCTCTACCAATGGCTTTAGCGCCCGGAACAAGCTCCTACGCCCCGGCGCAAGCTGAAAATCACCCGTTTCAATCGTCGCGGCTAAAGGCAACCCGGTAAACATGCCCTGCCTGTTTGACGTGTCAAACGCGCTGAGAAGCAAGCGCCCGGACCCGGCCCAAAACCGGCTATCCATCGGAAAGGGCAACCCGTCAATCGTGGCAGACACGGCGTTCATGCCGTCAATGGTGTAAGTTGCCTGTGTCGCCGCCGTGTAGACAAGCTGATGCTGCTGGCTAACCCGTGACCATTGCCCGCTAATCCAGTTGTAGACCAGCAACTGATCCGCAACCCCGTTTCCGGTATTGGAGGCAAAGCCCACCACGTAAAGCTTGTTAATCGGATCAATCGCAGCGCTGATCCGGTATAGGTAAGAGGAATCGATATTCCCCTCTAACCACCTATCGACCTTCTCCGAACCAATCGGCACAAGCTCCGCGCCGCCGCGAAGCATGTAGAAACCATCATCAGAAAGGAAGAAGATCAAATTCTCGTAACTGGCAATAGACCCTTCGGCGCGGCATCCTAGGAAATTCGTGATCTTGTCAAACCGGAATACCGTAGGAGGCCCCTCAAAGCTCATGCGCTGAATTGCGCGCTCTTGGAAAACCACGCCATATTCACCCCCGACAAAGCCCATAATAGAGCCGCCTTCGGGGAAGTCCTGATAGTCGCTCAGTGTCGTGGCGCTTGCTATCCAATCGGCAATGTTGCCGATGGCGGACCACCGAATGCGGTTGTTCGCCGTGGCGTTCTTCGCCAAAATGCCAAACTCTCGAATGGTTCCCGCGAAAGCCGATTGCGGGGGAGAACCGCCAAGATTGGAAAAGTTAGTAGCGCTCGCCATGTTGAAGACCTGGGGCGCATCCGTACCATTCGCCGCTATGAGAAAATCACCAAACTGCGCAAACGTCCATCGACCATCCGCGGCTGTTGAGTAAGCGCCACCTGTTACACGTGAAACATCTGTCCAAGCCAAGCCATTGGTATTTAGCCGGTAAAGCTTGGTTCCATCGCCGCAAAAGTTGAAGATCGTTCCATTCAAAGCCCGAACAGATACCGCGCCACGAACCGCGCCGGTAATTGCAGATGCAATGTTCGCAAATGCCGGGAACGGGCGGAAGCCAGACAGTGACGGAATGACATTCAAGGCTTCTCTCGAAGACCCTGTTTCAAATGCCGCCGTGTCTGGCAACCATGGCGCAAAAGGGATCATCTGCCGCCCTCAATCCGTTTCAGTTCTTCCGCTTGCGCCGGGTCCATGCCTTCCAGAAGGTTGTATCCCAGCATCGCAGAAGCACCGGCAATGCCGTACTTGCGGACAATCTCAATTAGACGTTCATCGAAGACAACGTAGTTCCGGGTTCCATCACCAGCGCGGCGTGATCCGGCGTCTAGATACTTAATGCCGGGGATGCCCGCTTCGCGGAGTTTGGTTGATGCTTCTGCTGCTGTTTGGCCCAGCATTCCACCGCGCCCACCAAGCAACGCCTCCATTGACGTTTCAGCCATACCGCCCTCTGCCATTCTCCATGCCTTCAGGGCAGAAGTCAGTTGCCGAGGTCCGTTGTCATTTGCGCGGAGATAGCCTTTATCCTTGAGCGCCTGCCTGACAAGTTCGGTCATTTGTGGCGGCTGCTCACTCAGCGGCTTGTCCCAGTCTAGGAACTGCTCAGGATCGGCGTTGATGTTGACTTCGTACATGGAGCCGGGCGTCCATTCGCCGGTCTGCTTGAACTTTTCCAGAAACCGCAAATCTTCCTCAACGGCGCTTGCATAGTTGTCGGCACCTCCCGCCCGATATTGCGCTGCCTTGGCTTTTGCCGCTGCAATGGCAGCGTCAATATCGCCACCCGCCTTTTCAAAACGGCGGCGCGCGCCATCTGTGCCAGACTTGGACAGGGTGTCCCGATACCCCTTTGCCACGTCTTCATTCTCAGCAAAATACAGCCCATGCCCATAAGCCTGCGCACCCTCGCCAGTGCCGATCTTGCTCATGTCAAAGCGTTCAAACGAATGCGGCGAACCATGGAAAGCGCGAATGCCCTTCTTCGGAGAAGGCCCAGGTATGCCAGCCATGCCAAGCATCAGCCCAGCCGTTCCGTAATTCCCAGCGCCCGCCTCCCGGCCCGCGTCATATACATCAGCCGCCGCGCCAACCGGAGTAAGCGAAAGAACGTCCATGACCTTTTCGGCCCGCTGCTGCCCTGCCCGGTCATCCGAAAACATCATGCGCCGGAGCGCATCAGTCATGCGCTCGCCAACGGTCGGGGTGTAGCTTGTCATCACCGAACCATCGCCCAAAAGCGCATTGTAACCGAGAAACCCGCGCTTTTTAGCCATAGCGCCACCGATCCATGTTGTAGCCATGACGGCCAAACGGCAAATCAGCCCGCAAATACTGCTGCGGCTCCCTAAGACGGTTTTCCCTCCTCAAGCCGTCATCAGCCTGCTTCTCGAATACCGCATACCTAGCCGCCATTTCATCGCTCAACAGGATGTTGGCACAAAGCCGCTTTTTCGCCGCCTGCCGGATCAATTCTTCGCAATCGCTTGTCCAGGCGTTGTCATCGCCATCGGCCGACAACTCAGCAAGCTTGTAAATGTAGCTAACCTTGATGCTCTGCACCGCTTCAGGAATGGGATAGAGCCTAATCTGGTTTTCAAACCGGCTATACAGCCTAGGCGTCCCTGTCACGCTGCCATCTTGAACGTCTTCAATCGTTTCATTCGCCACGCCTTCAATGCTTCCAATCCCGTCAGTAAGCGGAATGCGCATCGAAGAAATGCGAACCATATTCGGAATGTCTGCCAGCGCCGCCGCACCATAAAGCTCTTGCGCGGCCACCGTCGAAAATGTCGCCACCTTCTGGTTGAACCAGAAGCCATCCGCCTCATAGTCCTTGATTGAGTCCTTAATCGCGTTATTGATCTGCGCTGCGGTGATGTCACCGTCATTCGCAAGCTCATCCGCAATTCGGTTTCTCATGTCTAGATAAGTCGCCATGAAGCCCCCTATGGGAAAGGGTGGAGCCGAAGCCCCACCCTCTTATCGTTACGCAGTGCCGGTGAGGCGCGTTGCAAGACGCGGATCAATGGTGCGGCGGCCATACAGCACGTCAAGACGCCACTTGGAAATGTCGTTCGTGCCATCATAGACAGGAATGACACGCACCGAAATTCCCTTGTAGCTCTGACGGGCCGCACCATAAGCACCCTGCGGCAGTTCCATGGGAACCATGGCCAGCGCAAAGGCGTTCTTGTGATACACAAGATTGGTACGGTTAGACGCGCTGGCAGCACCCACCACAGTAATCGTGGCATTGTCCGCCGGGATCGCGCTCACAGTCTGGTGAGGCCCAGAAGTGATAATTGGCGGCGAAACCGTCAGAAGGGTTTCGTTCGCCGTGGTCGCGTTGGCAGTCGCGGCAGTCGTGATGACAAACTGCTGCAGAATGCCGGTGGACGCCTTGGTTTTCGGATTGACCATAAACACGCCGTCAATCGTAAACACAGTGCCAGCGGTAAGCGTACCGGAAGCCGACCAACCGTCAGTCGAAAGGCTCATGGTCCAGGTATTCTTCGCCGTGTCATAGCTCACGCTATTGGCAGCGCCACGAATGAGGGGCGTACCGGCAGCAGTGCCGTTGACATGAGTCGGAATAACCTGGGACATCATGGTTTCAATGCCGCCCACCTGTCCAAGGTTGCCCTGCCGATAAGCGCCACGGGCATCATTGGAAATGTAGAGGCCGGTCAAAGAACCCAGCATGCCAGCATGATCGCGGGGAGACAAAACCGCATAGCGGCTGTCTTCCGGCACGGCCATTTCGTTCAGTCGTTCCGCCGACTTGTAAAAGTCATCGAACGAGTTCACCACCTGCCCGGACTGGCCAACCCAGTTGTACACAGCCGGATAGAAGGTGTTCATGCAGTCCTGCGCAATCGCGTTCACAAGATTGCTCATCGCAGGCTTCAGAACCCGCTCAGACATCTTGCTCACCGAAAGCGTGAGGTCAGTTGAAGTGAACTCAAAGTCGATACCGCGAATCTGATCCACGGTGAACGTCACCTTGCCTTCGATCACGTCCTGAGGCGAGAGCGTAGCATTTGAACGCACCGTGAAGTCAGCAGGACGGCGAACCGATACGGTAGCGCCCTTCTTGTAACCGTTCACCGTGTCGGAGTATTCCTCCTCAAGTGGCCGGTAGAAAGTATCGAGAATGCCAAGCTGATTTTCCAGCAGGACAAGCGATTGCTTTGCAATCACATCAGCAGTAAGTGTCGTGTTCGCCATAGCGAAACTCCATCTATTGGGAACCTGTCGCCGTCACGGCGAGAGAGTTCATTGTTTCTACTTGATACGCCCCGCTTTCCATGCGGCTGCGTACTGTTCCATGTTCATATCTGCCGGGTTGCGCGGATAGGAATTTGCTCGTGCAGCCGGTACCTTGGCGGCTGGTTCTGCCGCTGGCCTCTGCTGCGCCTTGCGCTGCCCTTCAAGATATTTGACACCAAGCCGCATCAGGTTGAGACCCTTAATCATGAGAGGGTGGCTTGTGTTTTGAAGCTCCTCCATGGTGAATCCCATCTGCAAACCGAAGTCGGTAAGCTCCTTGCTTTTGGTGCCATCGAATTTTCCATCCCAGCCATACTTGGGGTCTGGCTTGGTGAGGTTTTCCATCGCCCGCTTCATCACGATTGCAGTTTCCTGTTCGCGGTGAGAAGAAAGCTCGGATTTGCGCCCCTCTACATGCTGAGAAAGGCGCTGCTCGTAGTCTCGAAGCTGCGTAGCTTCCGCCTGCCATGCCAAAGCCTGTTGAGGATTTTCATGGGCAAGCTGCTGCCAGTTCACATTCTGAAACTGCGAAAGACGCTCGCGAATGCCGTACAGTTGCGCTTCCTCTTGGAAAAGCGCCTGTCGGGACTGCTGTTCCCATTCCAGGGCTTGGCGCTGAGTTTCATACTCACGGCGCTGCTCGGCGATGGCTTGCGTCTTCTGTGTGTAGTCGGCTTGCATCATCATGCCAGCCTTGATCTTCTCGGCAATCGACTTTGGAACCCTCAAGGGGTTTCCGTCTATGTCAAGTTCTTCCTCATCTTCCGGCGTTTCCTCCTCGCCTTCCGGCGCTTCGGTTTCACCCTCATCTGAGGCTTCGGCGGTTTCGACTTCCTTTTCCGTGTCCTCATCGGTCACGAGTTCGGGATTGGTCGCGTCTTGAAGGTCCATCTGGAGTCCTTTCGGTTGCTCGCTGGGAAAGCACCGCCATCACGGCGGGGCACTCGCGGGTTAGTCCGCGAATTAGTTAGAATGCCATTAGCCATTCATCTTCTTGAAGCGCCTGCAATCGAAGGCGCTGCTTGCGTTTGGCTAGCCTGATCGCCTTGGAAAGGCTGGCGTCATTTTCCATGCGCCGGAGTTCGGCAATCACATTCGCAGCCGGGCGAACAGGGATAGGCGCGGTGCGCGATGGCTCAAAGTCCGCATTGGCGATGATCGCCGCGGCGTCGATCGGTTCCCGCTTGCGCTTTTTGCGCGGCTTTTCCTTCTCAGGAGGCGGCCCGCCATAGCCAAAGAATTGCGGCGCTGGCTGCCCACTATAAACCAGGTTGGCGTTGTCCCCGTTGTAACTGTAAACGCCACCTTCCGCAGTGAGCGTATACGCGCCGCCCGGAGCATAGGTTAGATTGGCATTATTGCCGCTATAGGAGTACGTTCCGCCATCAGCGACAAGAACGCTGTTGTAGCGAAGGTTTGCGTTGTTCCCGCTATAGGAGTAGGTTCCGCCGTCCGCTGCAAGGGTGTAACCACCTACCGGCGTATAAGTCAGATTGGCATTGTTGCCTGAATAGCTATAAGTCCCGCCGTCAGCGACAAGCGTATAAGAGCCGCCCGCCGCTTCGGTCAGAAGCTCATCGCTAAACCACCCTTCTGGCCTTGCATTCTCATCAAACCACGCAAGAGGCTCTAGAAGCTTGTCAAATGTCCCCTTGCGGGCCATGGATTAGCCCTCCGGCGGCGGATCAGGCTCCGGCGGCGGCGGGGGTTCCCAGCCGGTTTCAGTCTTGAACCAGCCCGGCCCAACCTCTTCAGGACATTCAAATTCCTTGATGCCATTCGGAAGATGGTTCCACGCCGTGACGCCGTTCCACCGGCACGTGTTCCAGACTCGCCCAGACGACAAAATGACAAGGGCGTATTTCCTGCGGCCGTCGTATTCCTCTACCATGTGATGATAACCCC